ATTATATATTAAAAAATCCGTGTTTTATGCTTAATATAGAGAATATTGTAAAAGATACATCCATAAAAATAAAAACTGTTATAATACCAATTCGTGACTTAAAAACATCCGCAATTTCACGAACAAATCATGGGTCACACGATGGGGGATTATGGAATGCTACAGACTATTTATCTCAAATCGAGTTTTATAAGGATATTTTATCTAAGTATATATGTATAAGCACTAAATATGATATAAATACAATATTTATAGATTTTGATAAAATGATAAATGATAAGATATATTTATTTAATAAGTTAAAAAATATTTTAGATGAAAAAAATATTAATTTGGAAACATTTTCGCATATATATGACGAAGTTTCATTAACTTCTAAACCGTAGTTTGAACTGTACATGGTGTAAAAATAAACTTGGTATTTTAATTGAGAATATTGGTTCAAAGAATGTTATACCTTTGTTATTTTCCATAATATTTCACTTTTTTTTCATATAATATATAAATTATTTCTAAAACAACATTATAAATAAAAGTTAATCCATTTACAAAGTATCCTTGTGATTTTATAGAAGATAACTTCATTTTTAGGTATAGTTTCCAGTTATTTTTATATGAGTATGTTTATCATATAAAAATGAATCATAATTTTATATCATTGGTAAGTATAAAATGTTGTTTAAAATGTTGTTTAAACGATGCATTGGGCTCGCGTGTATAGCACGATACAATACACTATATTCTTTACAAAGGATTCAACTGGAAAATCCGGATGAAACCGATTTATTAAAAGAATTGTTTGATATATTTGAGGACGATATCATAAATACCGTATGGACGAATAGTGTATATTTTATAGAATGGTCCCATCATATACGATTAATTGGAATAGGCTAGACCACCCATACCAGACATTACACGAAGAACGTTGTAATTTACAGCATATACACGTACCTTGGCAGTGCTGGTACCTTCTACAGTAGCATTCGATAACACAAGTTGAAGGGTGGCATTGTCTATACGCGAAAAGTTACAGCTTCCAGATGGTTGGTGTTCTTCTGGACGCAATGCGAACGAATATACGTTGATACCGGTATCTGGACTACGGGTATGGTGTTGGAACGGTTGTACAAGGTCAAAATAAGTACCTTCACGTTCCGAAAATCGGTCTTGTCCGTTCAATTGAAGTTTGGCAGTGACTACTGGATTTTCACCCCAGCAATGCATTGTAAGAGCAGTCTCACTGAGTACAAACGAACCCGCGTCGGAAACCGAAGAGGTTACACCACCTCCTACATCACCAAATCCATACTGACCGCCTGCACTATTATACAAGTCCGATCCCGAGAGTGCCATATTTGTACTCCAATAATCACCACCAGCGGCAGCGTCTGCTGCACCCGCGTCGTGAAACAATCCAGATGCGGTAATAAAGTCTCCTGCGTTGTCACCTATGGATTCTGGACCAGCAAAGGCATGAATGGCGTTTGGAAGAGCATCCACGGCATCCGTATAATTGAAGGGTTGAGCTCCAAGAGTTTTGTACAACACGGAATTACAGTCAAGGGAAGCACAGTAATCTACATTTGCATCTGGTTGAACCACCCAAATGAGTTCCTTACATGGGTGGTTAAAGTTAAGCTTAATTTTATTAGAAGACGAGCCAACCGATTCGTCGCCTGTAAATTGTAGTTGCTCAATGAGGTACTCGTGAGGATTTTGTGCCATGCGTCTACGTTCATCCGTGTCTAAAAACACATAATCTACGTATAGCGAGGCTGCTACGAGGGATTGAGCGTAGGCAAGACTAGATTTTACATTGGTGGACGAACCGGATTCACATGCGAGAGTAGATACCGCCCATAGACATTCATCAATGGGACGAATATCAAGGTTAATACGAACTTCATGGTATTGAAGAGCAATGAGTGGAAGCGCTAGACCAGGATTACGGCAGTACCAAAATTGGAATGGAACGTATAAAGTGGTCTCAGGCAATGCGTTTCTAGGAGTACATACTTGACGGGGGGCATCGGAATCACACGGACCATCCACGTTTGCAAAACTGGGGTCAGTAATATAGGTTAGTGCCGTGGTGTTACCAATCATCTTATAGTAACCATCTTGTTGCTCCTTGGATAGTGTTAATTGATTCCAAATATGCATCCAGTCACCATATTGACGGTCAATTCGCTGACCACCAATTTCAACTTCCACTTGCGCGATGAGTTGCTCACCTGGGAAATCTAACCATCTCGCAAAAGGCGCTAGAGTAGAATTGATTTCAGGTAAAGTTACTTGAAGGTAAGTTCTATAAGCAAGGTCACCGTTTCTCGCAAGGGTGCATGTTACACGTCTTCCGAAATCCGCTTGACCGTTGAATGTTTGTTCTATAGATTCCATCGCAAAATTAGTATGACGACGATAAGTTACTTTCCAAAATGTAATTTGTGGATTGCCAGTAAGATAAACATCTTGGGCGCCATAGGCTACTAATTGCATCAATCCTCCACCCATTCTATATTATTACAAAAGAAAAAAAAATATAGAATTATACCTTATTCTTCAAATAGACGTATGATGAGTTATAAATGTCTTAATATAGTCTTCTTCAAATATTTGTTTGTCATTCTCATGCTTTTTCGTAAAAACATATTTACGTGCAATTTTTGTTACGGACCAACCGTCTTGTAATGCGCTATATATAAACTTCATCTTTTGTAAGGTGTTAAAGTCAATGTCTTGTGTAATATGTCTTATTAATTGTATTGTATTATCCTCCATTGTAATATATATGAAACAATAATTTATAATAATTAACGTTTAATCTAATATTGTATTAAAAACTATACCAATATTAGATTAATGTCTTTTAAAATCAAACCAACTAAAACGTTACAAGTCCCAGTTAAATATAATACAACCTTAGATATTAAACATAAGTCCATTTTAGAGAAAATCAAATACGAGGAAGATATTGTTTTGCCTAAGTTACATACTGAAAAATATAAGTTAAAAACAGAATTAAAACATACAGACAATATTGAACTACAAACTGAACTACAAGACAAAATACATTCTATTTCCTCTAAAATAAAAAAATTGCGTCACTATAAATCAAAATACTACCTTGATAATTCAAAATATATATTTGATTATTATGAAAATAAAAAGATTGATTCTGAAGGTAATTGTAATGTTTCGTCTAAAACGTTGAATACATTCTTTAATATAAAGGACTCCCCCTCCATAGTACAAAACGATATATTACCCAATGCACAAAAATATCTTGCAAATGTGGATGATGCATTCCTAGACATTAACAAGTTTATAAATCAAACGGACATTTGTAATCATTGTAATAAAGGCGAACTTATATTCATTGAACACGAAGGACTATGTGTATGTAACATGTGTTTTGTTAGCGTACAATATCTAATTGATAATGAACGATGTAGTTACAAGGAACCACATAAAGAAATATGTTTTTATGCCTATAAGCGTATAAATCATTTTAGAGAAATTCTTGCACAGTTTCAAGCAAAGGAGACTACCCAAATACCATCTAAAGTGATAGAAGACATTGAACAACAAATGAAAAAAGAGCGTATTATTCTTATACAATTGACCAATCATCGTGCTAAAACCATATTAAAAAAATTAGGATATAATAAATATTACGAACATATCCCTTATATAAAAGATAAATTGGGAATTAAACCTCCTATAATGAAACCTGAATTGGAACAACGATTGTGTAGTTTATTTATGGAAATACAAACACCCTATGCTAGATTTTGTCCAGATGTACGAGTAAATTTCTTAAATTATTACTATACCATATATAAACTGTGCGAATTACTAGATGAAACCGATTTTTTACCCTTTTTTCCAATGCTAAAAGATAGATATAAACGGATTGAGCAAGATGAAATATGGAAAAAAATATGCAATGAATTAGATTGGGAATTTATACCGACTATATAATTATCGTGGGAAACCTACTAGATTTGCGCCTATACCAAAGCCTGCACCACTTCTCGCATTTACACCCATACTAGGAATATAAGTATCCAAAATACTGAATGTAGCCGCTGCAGTCAATGCAATGAGTGCGATTTCATCTAAATTAATACTTTTTTTAGGTATCGCAAATGCGGCAATGGCTACCATTAGACCTTCCACTATATATTTAATTGCACGCTTAAGTAATTCATTAAAATCTACGCCCGAAATATTCATTATAGAGTAGTAAAAGAAAAAAAATTTGTATGAAATTAATACTTAAAGATTTCTTAATATCCAATATATATGTCTTCTAAACGTCAGAATGCGCGTCTCATAAACGGTTCTCCTAATCCAGAGTATATTGATTTATTAGAAGAAGACCGTGCCTTGGCAGGACAAAAATTCGCCTGTGTCTCTTTTATATCCCCTGAAAATATAATAGAAGATAAACGTCAATTTTTTTTCAACGAGTTTATTAAACAATGGGAATTATCCAAATCTATGGATAAGTTTACACAATTTATTAAATTTTTATCGTATAAGTATAAATGTTCATTTGAAGATATGATGAAAGATTTAGAAGAATTTGTTTCAACTGAAAAAGATTCATTATTTGCAACTACATTATCGGATGAATATAAAACGTTCATGGATAAACATGAAGATAGATTACAAAGTCTATACGACGAATCCGTTGATTTTCAAACCAATACCCGCGGAATCAAAATACGTGGGTCTTTTTCTACACAAGGTGAAGCAGAACTACACGCTAAAAGTTTACGCGAAAGTGACCCGTCTCACGATGTATTTGTTGGACCGGTTGGATTGTGGATGCCATTTGACCCCGAGTCCTACAAAACAGGTAAGGTAGAATATTTGGAAGAGGAACTAAACCAACTCATGCAAGAAAAACATAAAAATGAATTTAAAGCTAAACAACATTTTGAAAATCGTGTGCGTACTACAAAACAAAAAGCATTTGAAGACAACTTGAAAAAGGCAAGTGAAAGTGGTAATAAATTAACACAAACGATGAACGACCAAGGAAATCTCGTGTCGTCTCGTGATGACCCTACCCATGAGATGTTTGAACATGAAAATATCTCAACTAAACATGACTCTTAATTCCATTTGTTTTTTTTAACGTTGATATGAGGACCTTTTTACGAGCGGTGGCAGGTTTATTTCTGTTTATATCCTTGATAAAAGAAGATAACAGAAGCAATTGCGTTAAGACCTCCCGCAATATACAAAGTGGTTTGTTGTGAAAATAATCCATTTAGTTTTGCTCCTACACCTGCTAATATCGTATAAAATAAACAAATAATAAGTCCATTTTTAATATCTATATTTCCTTTTTTATAATATTCATAAACCGCAAGAGTTGAAATAGGAAACATCATCGCAAACAAGGTTGTTCCGGCTGCTTTGCTTTGCGTATTAGCTAACCTGTTACTAACAACGCAAGTTCTATATAGACGCTACCTGATATACCAATCCATCCAGAAAATATTCCTACAACACTTCCAACTAAAGCACTTATAACGGTTGGGTTCATTTAAAATAAACACACATAATTAAATTACCACAAAAAGGTATGACTCAAACTCTTTGCGTTATACAGATTACCTGACCGTTTTTTCTAATTGTATTGCTTTCTCGCGTGTCCCGCTATGACGAGTAAAATACCGTGCCATACGAGAAAGGTCATTATGATTTTTAGATTGGTATAGTTTTAGTGGGGAGGGGGGGTCTGTCTTTGTATTGCTGGTAGCGGTTGTCTCCAAAATCTATATGTCTTTTTTGTCATTCTTTTTTTTAAATAAGTTATGGACTGTATATCATGTTGTATTTATAAAAGGAAATAGAATTCCATCGGTTTCATGTTTCAAGCTCACCTAATGGTTGGAGTCTATCTTAATATTCTATTCACCAAACTCGGCCCACCTTATATTAAATCCCGGCAATTGAGTGTTCAAGTTAGACGTCAATTCAGCGATCACGTCTAACTTGTATGCCCTTCCCCTTTCTGTACGTTTATAAAAGAGTCCAAGTAGTTCGTTAATATGGGCTAGAACATTCGGGGGTAATATAACCGCCTCTCCACTATAGGTCATAACCCAATATCCAAACACGGTATAAAGGATACTTTCACGGATAGGTTCATGTTTGAATACCTTATGTATATCTTCCAAACTTGGATAATACTTACTTTGTGTAGTATGGGTATGCCAAATCGTGTGCCGAATGGGTTGATTACAACTTCCGCGTTGTTCTGGGGTTTCTTTCGGTTCACCTATATGTGTTAAAAAATGTTCCCCTCTTTCTATGTATCCACAATATTCGCTTTTTGTTTCTACAATGCTTTGCATAATGTCGTCCATTGTAATCGCTTTATTTCCTCCCGTCTTTTTTGTCATTCTTTTTTTCCGTTTACGACGCGTTTTACGATATTTCATATATTATACCATGAATTTAATAAATTGGATTGTTGAAAAAATTGAAATACTTAACACGTAACAGATTTAAGTTATCCTATCCATTCCAATGGAGTTACCCTCTGAAATCGTGTCAAAAATCATGACCTATCATTCCAATCTACGATTTGACAAAAAGGAATTGTTGAATTACGTTTGGGTCAATCAAAGATTTTATGAATGTATTTACTGTGAAGTGCGAGGTTATAATACGGCGTTGTTAATGATTTTAGACCTAGACGAACGGATTGGCGAACTGTTCTTTAAATGGGCTGTAAAAGAGGTTGCTCGCGAATTTGTTTGGGAAGAACTATATCAAGACCATTATTATGAACGAACCTTCGTCCCCCGTCCATTGTTCCCTCTCGGATTGATTCCAGACTATAGTCTTGACATGTATATGGACCCATCGTTTGATGTCACTCAATATTTAAGAGGTTAAGACCATTTAAATATTACGCACAATATATAAGAATGTTTATGAACGACAACCTTGTCTTGCAAATAGAAACGTATGATAAAATATATGATTATCGCGATAAATGGTTATTCGTTCAAAAACTATTACATTACTATAAACATATGCCCTATACCTCCAAGGATAAAGAAATCTGTTGTACCTATTGGAATGATAGAAATTTATATCCGTCTTCCGCTTGGTAATATCCCATCGAAGGCTCCTTCGTATGTAGTTGTAGCAACACGAGGTGTATTACGTTCGGTCCAATACGCTGCAGCATTTGATTGTGCATCTGCGCTATA